CAGTTCTACTTTGTTTTGCATTAGGTTATGCAGCCTTTCGTCATTGTTTAGCCACAGTGCTGTGTTCCAGTGGTCGTATGACTCGTACCCATTGTAAGTTGTGTTTGACATGATTAAATTCCCCTAGTGTCTAGCACTATTTCTGTGGCGATACCCTGCTCTGCATACATAAGATCATAAGAGTATAGCCTACCCTCTGCGCCCATGTAAGTCTCGTGAGCAGAGATCAGACGACTGTCTACCCTAAACTCCCATAGTCCGCTAATGTCGTTTTTGGCTACTCTTAAGTGCCTTGTGTTTGACATGGTGTTACCCTCGTTTGCTTGCGTTTAATCATGGGCACCTTAGCAGATGCCCATTGTTAAACACAAGTCTTATTTGTCGGTAATTTTACCAAACCCGATGTTGCGCTGTGGCTTGCGTAGGCTCACGTATAGCGACCAGTAGCCAGCATCTAGCTTGTGGAAGCATGAGCCGCTAGCGTAGCCAATGGGCTTGCGTTTGCTTACTCGCTTACGAATGATGACAGAACGACCGAATACCTTTGTGCGTGTTACGTTTTCCATGAGTATGTACCTTTGTTTGTTTGTGTCGGTAGCACCCTTGCTTCCGACTTGTGACCATCATACCGCAACCAATGAGATCCGCAAGTATTCTTTTGTGTGAATATTAACACAGTTAGACTATTGACTGCTGGTGTTGTTCTGTGCTATTCGCACGTGCGCGTGTGTATAAAAGGTCGCATGAATTTATCCCTTGACATCTTGTGTTGAGTATGCTTGAGGTTGGCTAGAGGGTCCTACTCTGGCACACACACTTTGTCAACGTGAATTTTACACTTGATTACGTGTGTCATCTGTGGTTGCGGCCCTAGGTTTACCCCATGCAAAACCCGTGCCAACTTTGGTGGCCTCTCGTGTTGGCATAAGTTTTGCATTAGCAAATACTGTGCCAATGTTGGGGGCCTCTCGTGTTGGCACGAGTATTGCATTAGCAAGATCCATGCCAACTTTGGGGTGGCCCTCTGTTTTGACACGGGGGGAGGGGGTTGACGCATGGCTGACACGTGTGTTGCCACCTCTGTTCACAAGAGGGTAAAATTAAGCTAAAACTAGTAAAAAATAACATAATTTAGTCTCTAGCTAAACGTTTGTTTTACCTTGTGTTTTATCCGGGGGCGGGACTACAGTTAAAAATAGTACAAAAAAGACTTGACTTTTGAGTAAAAGTATGGTAAAATAATAAGCAGATACTAGGATGTATTTAGTAACACAGATGCGGGGCCTTAGTTGACTACTAAACCGTTCGTATAGATCCCCTCTTCTGTTGCATCTTAGGCAGGGGACTCATGCGAACTAGAGTTAAACATAAGGAAACAGGATAATGTCGTCAAGAGACAGCAACTTAAGTAGCGACTCTAGGACTGACACCCTAGCGCAACAGGCAGCAGAACGTAAAGAAGTTAATTTACGTAAAAGAAAAAGGGGTAGACCCAAGAAATCTGAGCTTAAGGCTAAAACTGCGGGTTCTAGAGGCAAAGTAGGCAGACCTAAGGGTGATGCTTCTATAATTAACGAGTACAAAGCTAGAATGTTAGCTAGCCCTAAGTCTGAATTAGTGTTACAGACCATATTTGATGCTGCTCTGGACAACGATCACAAGAATCAAGCAGCAGCTTGGAAGCTAGTAATGGACAGGATACTACCTGTAGGTGCATTTGAAAAGGAGGTCACCAAAGATGGAAACAGAAGTGCAATCCAGATTAATATCACTGGGGTTGGAGGCGCAACAGTTGCTGATGGCTATCCAGAGAGTAGCACAATCGAAGGCGAACTCGTGGATTGATGAGGCTGAAGAGCAGTCTGAGCTTCTCTTTGCGTATCTGAGGACCAAAGTAAATTGAAATACTTCACTAAAGAAGAGTTTAACTGCCAACATACTGGTGAGAACCGTATGGAGCAGGAATTCTTGGACAAACTCGATTCACTAAGGGACAACTGCGGTTTCCCTTTTGTTATCACCAGCGGCTACAGAAGCCCTAGCCACCCCATAGAGGCCAGAAAAGAGATACCGGGCACCCACGCGCAAGGCATAGCAGCAGACATCAAAATAACTAACTCTGCTCAACGGTACACGCTAATAAGAGAGGCTCTGTCTATGGGATTTACAGGCATAGGGGTCGCTGGTGACTTTATTCACGTAGATACACGGGGCACTGTTCCTGTAATTTGGACGTATTCCTGATGTTATACACTAAGAATGTAAACCTAACAGACACATCAACACAGACTCTAGTTACAATTCCAGATAGTTTTGTAGCACATTGGAATATGTTGTTTGTTTCTAACCTACACAACTCTACTAACGATATTACTGTGTTTGTAGATAAACCTTCCCCAACAGATGATGTGTACATATATAACGGAACAAACGTATCTGCAAAAGATAACCTGTTAATAGACGGTAACGCTATCTTTGTTTTACAAGGAGGTGACATTATTAAAGCCTCAGCAGGAAGTGCAGGTAACGTGGAAGTAGTAGTGACTTTTGATCTCTTGTATTCACCCTTTAATTTAAACAACTTTAACGGAATATAAGGTGATTACTATAGTTGGTGCTGATTGGTGTCCTGCGTGTCGAAGGGCAAAGAAAACAGCAAAAGAGTACGACTTAGACTACAAGTACGTACACATTCCTCCGGGTCAAGCAGGATGGGACTTGGTAGAACAGTTGACAGGTAAACGATCTATACCCCAAATCTTTTACCACTTTGGTGGGTCAAAAGAATTTAATGAAGCCCTAAACAACATAGGAGAACTCGACAAATGAAATCAGTAAACGAAATGTTCTTGGGACTAATCCTGACCCTCTTTCTCTCTCTAGTAGCTCTGTCTGCTTACGGTGAGACTGTCATTAACTACGACGATGGGTCCACGTACACGCTTGGTCCCAACGAAGAAATCTACATCAGTACTCCTTACAGTACACTGTTCAAGCGTCAGCTTATGGGTAACAAAGACACGTTCTTTCACGCTCAGAAGCCTTGGTCCGTCAGGGATCACGTACCACAGGAAACTGATGACTTTTCTGTAGGGTCACACGAGTGGTGTAAGGTTTACGTTCCGTGGAGCGAGGGCCTGACGTTTGACATGATTACGTGGCAACGTGGGTGTGACACTAACAACGATGGTAAGTACGGTTGTGGTGACGTCCAGTTTGACTCTTCAGATGACGCTGGAGTTTGCACAAACTAAGTGACAGACTTAAACGTACAACTGTTGCCTTGGCAGCAGGAAGTCTACTCTGATCCTACTAGGTTCAAGGTAGTAGCCGCAGGACGAAGAACAGGGAAGTCTCGTCTTGCTGCTTGGATGTTAATCATTAATGCACTACAGACCGACAAAGGTCAAGTTTTTTACGTTGCGCCCACTCAGGGTCAAGCCCGTGACATTATGTGGCAGACCCTTCTGGAGCTAGGACACCCTGTGATTGCAGGATCACACATTAACAACCTGCAGATCAGGCTGGTCAACGGGGCCACGATTAGTCTCAAGGGAGCCGACAGGCCTGAGACAATGCGTGGTGTGTCCTTGAAGTTTCTCGTGATGGACGAGTACGCAGACATGAAGCCTGACGTATGGGAGCAAATCCTCCGTCCAGCACTAGCTGACCAAAAGGGTTCAGCGATGTTCATAGGTACGCCTGTGGGCAGGAATCACTTTTACGAACTATACAAGTACGCAGAGTTAGGTGACGATGAGACTTACAGGGGCTGGCATTTCACCAGCTACGATAACCCGCTGTTGGACGCCTCTGAAATCGACATGGCGAAGAAATCAATGTCGAGTTACGCCTTCCGTCAAGAGTTCATGGCCTCATTTGAAGCCAGAGGCTCAGAGATGTTCAGAGAAGATTGGGTTCAATTCGGAGAGGAGCCAGAGATTGGAGATTACTACATAGCCGTTGACTTGGCTGGTTTTGAAGAAGTAAACAAGAAACGGACAAAGAACTCCAAACTAGATGAAACCGCAATCGCTGTTGTTAAAGTTAGTCCTGATGGTTGGTACGTTGATAATATTATATACGGGCGGTGGAGCCTTGACGAGACTGCCACCAAGATATTTCAGGCCGTTAGAGACTACAGACCCATCAGCGTTGGTATTGAGCGAGGAATCGCAAAGCAAGCGGTAATGAGTCCTCTGATGGACCTACAGAAGCGCTACGGGACTTTCTTTAGAGTCGAGGAGCTAACCCACGGTAACAAGAAAAAGACTGACAGGGTTATGTGGGCGCTTCAGGGACGCTTTGAGAACGGATACGTAACACTAAACAAGGGTGAGTGGAACACAAGATTCTTAGATCAACTCTTTCAGTTTCCAGATCCTCTTACCCACGATGACTTGGTTGACGCTTTGGCGTACGTAGACCAGCTAGCGCAAGTTGCGTACCACTACGATTTTGAAATTGATAACCACGAAGTACTAGACGTTGTAGCAGGATACTAAAGTGACACGAAAAGTTTTTAGACCTTTTAATACGTACGGAATCTACGCAATCTCTGCCGTGGTGTTTTTTACACTTGGTTATAGCGTAGCAATAATCTAAGGAAATTACTATGGCAGAAGAAATCTATGCTCCAGACCCACTGATGATTCAGGAGTCTCTGGAAGAGTGGGTAATCAACAAGTGCGAAGATTGGCGTGACCACTACGAGTCAAACTACGAAGGACGCTTTGAGGAGTACTACAGACTCTGGCGTGGACAGTGGGATCCAGCAGACTCTGAGAGAGGCTCTGAGCGCTCCAGAATTATTTCTCCTGCGTTACAACAGGCCGTAGAATCTAACGTAGCGGAACTAGAGGAGGCTACTTTCGGCCGTGGCAAGTGGTTTGACATTGCTGACGACATGAACGACAAAGATCGTCAGGACGTTCAGTACCTCCGCAGAAAGCTCACAGAAGACTTTGACAAGTGCAAGATTCGTAAGGCTGTTGCAGAGTGCCTAATTAACTCTGCTGTGTTCGGCACAGGTATTGGCGAGGTTGTCCTTGAGGAAATCAAGGAGATGGCTCCAGCTACTCAGCCGATTATGGACGGTCAGTTGCAAGCCGTGGGTGTCAACATTACCGACAGGATCGTAGTTAAGCTAAAGCCTGTGTTGCCCCAAAACTTCCTGATTGATCCCGTAGCTACGTCTATTGAAGACGCTATGGGCGTGGCTATTGACGAGTTTGTGTCTAAGCACTCTGTAGAACTGCTTCAGGAGCAGGGAGTGTACAGAGAGGCTTACATTGAGTCTGCGGCACCTGACTCAGACTTAGAGCCAGATCAAGACCTCACGATTTACCAAGATGACAAAGTACGTCTAACGAAGTACTACGGCCTTGTGCCTCGTGAGTTGCTTGAGGCTGAAGACGTAGACGTAGAGTCTGACTCTATGTACGTTGAGGCTATTGTTGTTATTGCTAACGGCGGTACGCTTCTAAAAGCTGAAGCTAACCCCTACATGATGGGTGATAGACCTGTAGTAGCGTTTCCTTGGGATGTTGTTCCGGGGCGCTTCTGGGGTCGAGGCGTATGTGAAAAAGGATACAACAGTCAGAAGGCCTTGGACACGGAGTTACGCGCACGTATCGACGCACTGTCTCTAACCATACATCCCATGTTGGCTATTGACGCAACCCGACTGCCGCGAGGCGCTAAACCCGAAGTGCGTCCGGGTAAGATGATTCTGACTAATGGAGATCCCCGTGAAGTCTTACAACCGTTCAACTTTGGGCAAGTTGGTCAGATTACTTTTGCACAAGCTCAAGCGCTTCAGCAGATGGTACAACAAAGCACAGGAGCTGTCGATTCCGCAGGTATTGCTGGACAAGTTAATGGAGAAGCCACAGCAGCAGGTATAAGTATGTCTCTAGGCGCTATCATCAAGCGCCACAAGCGTACTCTGATTAACTTCCAGCAGTCGTTCCTGTTGCCGTTTGTAACTAAAGCGGCACACAGGTATATGCAGTTTGATCCTGAGAACTACCCTGTGGCTGATTACAAGTTCAACGCTACGTCAACTCTGGGTATTATCGCTAGGGAATACGAGGTAACGCAGCTTGTGCAGCTACTCCAGACGATGAAACAGGATTCCCCGATTTACCCTGTGTTGATCCAGAGCATCATCGACAACATGAACCTGAGCAACCGTGATGAGTTGATTGCGTCTATGCAACAGGCATCTCAACCTGATCCTCAGGCTCAACAGATGGCTATGGCTGCTCAACAGACGCAGATGGAGTTCCAGCAGAGTCAGACTTCAGCGTTGCAAGCACAGGCTGCTGAGTCGCAAGCTAGAGCCGCTAAGTACGCTATGGAAACACAGTTGCTTCCAGAAGAGCTACAGATTGAAAAGCTGGAAGCAATCACAAGAAACCTCAAGGAAGGGGACCAAGAAGATAAGGAGTTTGAACGCCGCCTGAAGGTAGCAGACGCCCTACTGAAAGAAAGACAGATAGAAGGAAAACGTCCTAATGCTAATGACACAAACCGAAATGAACAAGTTCCTAACGCAAATCAACCAAGCGTTCAACGACCAGTTCAGCCGATTAGACCAACTGGAGGCCAAGGTCAAGGACCTAGAGGACCAAATGTCGGTCCTGCGCCAGAAGGAGGAGCAGCCTAATGCCGAAGGAAAAAGACCCAAGGCTAAAGCGAGCAGGGGTAAGCGGGTACAACAAACCGAAGAGGACGCCTAATCATCCTACAAAGTCACACGTAGTTGTAGCTAAAGAAGGTGATAAAGTAAAAACTATACGCTTTGGACAACAAGGTGTATCAGGCGACAAAAAACCAACAGCTAGACAAAAGTCTTTTAAAGCTAGACACGCAAAGAACATAGCCAAAGGTAAAATGTCTGCGGCTTATTGGGCAAACAAAGTTAAATGGTAAGGAGATAATTATGCCAAAAGTAGGTGGAAAACATTACGCATATACCGCTAAAGGTAAGGCTGCAGCGGCTAAAGCTAAAGCAGCTATGAAGAAAAAGAAGGCTAAGAAACGT